GGGGTGCGAAGGATTATGCCCAGTACCAAGAAACTGTAGGTTTGATCCGAGGTCTCGAAACCTGCATATCGTACACAAATGACCTCTCGCGCAATTACTTGGAAGAAGATGATGACTGATTTAAAGATCGTACAGAAAGATCCTGAAAATGAGAAAGAGCTAGAAGATGCGTTACCAACGCCTGTTGGATATAGGGTGCTGGTCGCTTTACCTGAAGTAGAAGAAACTTTTGGGGAAAGCCGCATTATTAAGTCTAGTAAAGAGCAACACCTAGACCACGTACTATCTACTATCGGTTTAGTAGTAGATATGGGCACAGAAGCATACTCTGATAAAGAGCGTTTTACTGATGGGCCGTGGTGTAAAGAAGGTGATTATGTGATGTTCCGTGCTAATACTGGCACGCGTTTTAAAGTGGGTAACACCGAGTTTCGCTTGATGAATGATGATTCAATTGAAGCCGTTGTAGCCGATCCCCGTGCAGTAGCACGAGCGTAATAAGGAGAATAACATGGGTTTTCAAAAAGTAGAGTTTGAGTTTCCTGATGAGCAGGAAGAAAAGAAAGACCTCGAAATCGAGGATTCTGGGGCAGTAGAAATTGATGTCTCGGGTAAAAAAGAAGCTGATGACTACAAAGAAAAAGAAGTAGAAGTAGAAGTCGAAGCTAAGGAAGAAAAAGAAGTTGAAATCGAAGTAGTCGATGATACTCCCAAGAAAGACCGTAAACGCAAAGCATCTGCAGCACCAGAAGATGTTACGGATGAGGAGTTAGAAAACTACTCTGAGAAAGTTCGTAAGCGTATCCAGCATTTTAGTAAGGGCTACCACGACGAACGTAGGGCTAAAGAAACCGCAGAGCGGGAGCGTAAAGAGCTAGAGTCTTACGCTAGACAGTTAGTGGAGGAGAACAAAGAGTTACTCGATTCCGCCAACCAGTCTAATAAAGCACTACTAGAGAAGGGCAAAGAAGACGCGGAAAAAGAAGTGAAGATAGCTAAATTCGCATACAAAAGAGCGTATGAAGCTGGCGACGCGGATAAGTTAGTAACTGCTCAAGAAAGACTTACTGACGCTAAAATGAAACAAGATAAGCTAAGTTCAGTAGATACCTCTTTACAAGCGAGGGAAACTCCTGTACAAATGCAAGAAACAGAAGTAGAAACTCCACAAACGGACGAAAAAGCCGCTACTTGGGCACAAGAGAACACTTGGTTCGGTACCGATGATGAGATGACTGCTTACGCTATGGGTGTACACAAGAAGGCGGTTAAAGAAGGCCTTGACCCTAGCAGTGATGAATACTATGAGAAAATTAATTCTCGTATGCGTTCTACCTTTTCGGATTATTTCGGAGAGGAGGAACAACCAGAAGAGCAAGAACCCGAAACTAAGAAGCGAAAATCTAATGTGGTCGCTCCCGCTACGCGGAGCACGTCGCCAAAGAAGGTGACATTAACGCGGACACAAGTGGCTATCGCTAAGAAGTTAGGAGTACCGCTCGAACTATACGCCAAAAAGGTTGCTGAAGAGATGAGGAATAGATAATGGCTGATAACAGACTAGATCGTGAATTAGAAACCCGTGAGAAAACTGCTCGTAAAACTGCATGGAAACGTCCAGAGGTTTTACCGTCCCCCAATCAAGAAGAGGGGTATGTATATCGTTGGATTAGGATTTCTACCCGAGGGAATGTAGACGCTATGAACGTCTCATCTAAATTGAGAGAAGGTTGGACTGCTGTGAAAGCATCAGATCATCCAGAAATTACACTTGTTACTATCGAGAATGATAGATTTAAAGACAATGTAGTTATTGGTGGGTTGATGTTATGTAAAGCGCCTGTAGAGATGGTTAATGAACGTAATGATTATTATAACCAGCAATCAGAGTCGCAAATGGCTTCAGTCGATAACAACCTTATGAGGGAAAATGATCCTAGAATGCCCCTATTTAATGATAGGAAATCTAAGGTCACTTTCGGAAAAGGCTAAATTAATTTAATTTTTTAGGAGTTTTATAATGGCTACTACAGCTTCTCCATACGGGTTAGTTCCCGTAAAAAATGCCGATGGGTCTGCCTACAATGGCGCTCGTGACGCATATTTATTAGATCCTGCCGGTGTAGCTCAAAACATTGGTTACGGATCAGTTGTAATTTTAAAAGATGGTTTTGTTCAACTATCGGTTAAGAAAGGTTCTGCTAACGATGCTAACAATTTTGCTGCTGTTGCTAATGGCGGTGCTTTGGGTGTATTCGTTGGTTGTGAGTACGTTAACGCTCAAGGCCAATTGATCTTCGATCAGTATTACCCATCAGGCACTACTAACGCTACTGCATACGTTGTAACTGACCCGGGCGTTACTTTCCAAGCTCAGGCGGATGCTGCTGTTGCACAAGCCCTGCTAGGACGTAACACGTTCTTTGCAGCTACTCCGGGCGCGACTGATAGTATTAGCACTTCTACGGGCAAATCTGTTTTGGCGGTTGATGCTACTGCTGTTGATACTACTGCTGGCTTTAAGATTGTCGGTTTTAGTGATCGTGGTGAGTCTGCGGTTGGTGATGCTTACACAGATGTACTAATCAAATTTAACAATAACTATCACGCGTTCGCCAATGGCGATGTAACGTCATAATAGGAGAAATAACTAATGGCTATTTCAAGATCACAACTGCTTAAAGAGTTACTTCCCGGACTGAACGCTTTGTTTGGTTTAGAGTACTCTAAATATGGTGACGAGCACGCAGAAATCTACGAAACTGAGACTTCTGATCGTTCGTTTGAAGAAGAAACTAAACTGTCAGGATTCGGTTCTGCACCTACTAAGTCTGAAGGCGCATCAATCGAGTATGACACTGCACAAGAAGCGTTCACCGCTCGCTACACGCACGAAACCGTTGCTATGGGTTTTGCAATCACTGAAGAAGCGATTGAAGATAACTTGTATGACTCTTTGTCTGCTCGTTATACCAAAGCATTGGCTCGCGCTATGGCGTACAGTAAGCAAGTTAAAGCTGCCTCTTTATTGAATGGCGCTTTCTCTGGCACTACTTACGGTGATGGTAAAGTTCTTTGTGCAACTGACCACCCACTAGTTTCTGGTGGCACTAACTCAAACCGTCCTGCTGTCGGAGCTGACCTTAACGAAACTTCTTTGGAAGCGGCTGTTATTCAGATCGGTCAGTGGACTGATGAGCGTGGCTTAAAAATTGCTACACAGCCTAAGAAACTAATTATCCCATCTGATCTACAGTTCGTAGCGACTCGTTTGCTTGAGACTGAAGGTCGTGTTGGTACTGCTGACAATGACATCAATGCTCTATCGAACAATGGTTCGGTTCCGGGCGGATACACTGTCAACCATTACCTAACGGATAATAATGCTTGGTTCTTAACTACTGACATTCCTAACGGCATGAAGCACTTTGTACGTGCGAAAATGGCAACCTCTATGGACGCTGATTTCGATACTGGCAACAGTCGCTATAAGGCTCGTGAACGTTATTCGTTCGGTGTGTCTGACCCACTTGGTATCTTCGGATCACCGGGCGCATCATAATTTTGCGTTGGGTTACTAAGGGAGCTTCGGCTCCCTTTTTTATTGTCTTTTATATTGTACTGTGATAAGTTAACACAAACCGGGAACATTTCGGTGGACTTGACAGCCCCGGCTGACGACATGTAGACAAGTTCACTTTAACTCACATGTGAGATTTTTATTATGGCTAATACTACATTTTCTGGGCCGGTCAATGCCACTAACGGTTTTGTCGGTACTATCAAAGTTACAACTTACACAGTTGCTTCAGCTCCATCTGCAGCTACCGCAGGCGCGGGTTCGCTAGTTTTCGTTTCTAACGGTGCTGCGGGTTCTGCTATCTTGGCTTTCTCTGACGGAACAAACTGGAAGCGTTCTGACACTGGTGCCACAATTTCTGCATCTTAATAGGAGGCTATCATGAGCCATTCTTCTGATATGCAAGCTAAGAGTTTCACCGGTGGTGGTGCAATGATCGTAGGTAGAGCGCGTATACGAGGCGTACATGTTTTGTGTGCGTCAGGTAGCCCACACCTCCAAATTAAAGACGGTGGTACTGGTGGCGCTGTTATCCTAGACGTTAAGTTTAGTGGGTCATTAGCTACCTCTCATACGATATTTATACCTGAAGATGGTATTTTGTCAGTAGGCGACCCGTTTTTGGTTGAGACTGACATAGACCACATAACGGTGTTCTATGCGTAACGATTACGGAGTCTGCTACAAGTTCAAGAAAGGCGGTAAAGTTGGTACCGGCATGAAAGGTATGAGCCAGAAAAGTGGGGACAAGCGCCCCACTAAATCTGGTGCTGGTATGACTGCTAAAGGTGTTGCGAAGTACAGACGAAATAATCCGGGCAGTAAATTAAAGACGGCAGTTACAGAGAAGAAGCCTACAGGTAAGAGAGCATCAAGACGTAAGTCATATTGCGCTCGTTCTGCAGGGCAGATGAAACAATTCCCTAAAGCTGCTAAAGATCCAAATTCAAGATTAAGGCAAGCGCGTAAGCGCTGGAGGTGTTAAGTGAAGGGCAAGAAAGTAAAAGGTTACATGAAAGGCGGAGACATTGGTGATTCCCTGCCCGGCATTGAAGGCTTAGATGCTAAGTTTGGTCAAAGTGTTGCTGACGGTAATAAGGCTACGGGAGATGCTATAGCCAAACGAATTAAAAAAGCTAAAGATTCCGAAGCTAAGTCTATGGAAGGTAGAGATCTTACCGCTAAAGAAAAGAAAGCTAAGAAGCGAGCAGCGGACAACAAGAAGTTAGACGCTAAAGCCAAAAAAATGATGGGCCCAGCAAAGAAGAAAAACAACACCACTAAGTCGTCCCCTTTAGATGCTCCTAAGCCTCCAATGGGCGGTGCTGGTGCTGCTATGGGCGGTGCTGGTGCTGGTGCTGCTATGGGCGGTGCTCCTAAGCCTCCAATGGGCGGTATGGGCGGTGGTATGGGTATGCCTCCTAAGAAGCCACCTATGCCTATGATGAAGAAAGGCGGTAAGGTTAAGAAAGGCGGTTCTTGTGGCGGCTATAAAAAAGGCGGTAAGGTTCGCGGTGCTGGCATTGCTAAGCAAGGCGTTCGTGCCTGTAAGATGCGTTAATGAGAAAGGACTACAAAAAATCTTGTGGCTGCGGTAAGAAACGTAGTTATAAGAAAGGTGGCACCGTAAAGGACTCATGCTACAAGAAGGTGAAGGCTAGCTACAAGGTCTTCCCTTCTGCGTATGCGTCTGGTGCTATCGCTAAATGCCGGAAGAAAAAGGCTGGTAAGTAATGCGTAGGTACTATAAGTCTGGTGGTAAGATTCGCAAAACAGCGAAGGGTGCTGCGTTAAAGCGTTGGTTCAAGGAAGATTGGAAAGACGTTAGTACAGGTAAGGCTTGTGGTAGAAAGAAAGGTGATGGTCGTGGTACGCCATACTGCCGTCCTAGTAAACGTGTATCTTCTAAGACTCCTAAAACGTCAGGCGAGATGTCTAGTTCTGAGAAGAGTAAGAAGGTAAGAGAAAAGAAAAGTTTAGGGCAACCTGCAGGTGCTCCACGCAGAGTAAAGTCACTAAAACGTAGAGGTAAGTGATGCGTAGATACTTCAAGAAAGGTGGATTAACTAAACGACAAAAGACTACTTTGAAAAAACATTCTGTGCACCATAGCAAAAAGCACATGGATGAAATGAAGAAAGACATGAAAAAAGGCGCTAGTTTTAGTGAGTCACATAAAACAGCTATGAAGAAGGTAGGTAAGTAATGGCTACATCAGGTACTACATCATTTGATATGGACTTCCCAGAGATCGCTGAGGAAGCGTGGGAACGTGCCGGACGTGAGATGCGTTCTGGTTATGACCTAAGAACAGCTAGACGCTCTATGAACTTGCTTACTATTGAGTGGGCAAACCGTGGCGTTAATATGTGGACTATAGATGAGAAGTCTGTAGATTTAGTTAAGGGTACGCAGTCATACACGCTACCTGCTGATACGGTAGATGTTATAGAACAGACTATACGCACTAATGATGGGGTGCAAGCTACACAAAATGATCTTGCTGTAACACGTGTCAGTGTAAGTACTTACAGCTCACTCCCTAACAAGTTAACACAGGGTAGACCATCGCAAATATTTATAGAGCGTGGTGTAGCGGCTCCTAAGTTATATGTGTGGCCTGTACCCGATAAAGATACATACAAGCTAAACTACTGGCGTTTAAGACGTATGGAAGATGCAGGTGAAGGTGCATATACAGCAGATATGCCGTTTAGATTTTTACCTTGTTTAGTAGCTGGTTTAGCTTATTATATTGCTATGAAGACTCCTGAGTTATCGGATAGAGTAGTAATGCTAAAACAGATGTACGACGAGCAGTTTGAGATGGCTTCTACAGAAGATAGAAGTAAAGTATCCGCTAGATTTGTGCCGCGTATTGGGTACCCATAATGGCCAAGTTTGCTACAGGTAAAAAGGCGTTTGGCTTCTGCGATATATGTGGGTTTCGTACAAAAATCCGTGAGATGAAAGCGGTAGTGGTTAAGCGACAAGATACTGGATTATTGGCTTGTAGGTCGTGTTGGGATAAAGATCACCCACAAAATATGCAGGGTGAGTATCCAGTTACAGACGCAGAAGCATTACGTGTATCGCGCCCAGACACAAGTTTAAGTGCTGATTCCTCTGATACCAGTAGTCGAGCGGTAGACTGGGGTTGGAGTCCAGTAGGTGCAGGGCCTAACATGGCTATGGAAGTTAAAACAGGAACAGTTACGGTGACGGTAGAATAATATGGCTATGACATACGCAGAATTAAAGACTAACGTGCAAGACATTACTGAGATGTCTTTTACTGATGCACAGCTATCTATGTTTACGAAACAAGCTGAGCAGAAGATCTATGGGTTCATCAAAGACTTGCCCATACTAAGAAAGACTTTGGCGGGACAATCGGTTAGCGCTATGGCTGAATACGTATTGCCTGCAGACTGTTTATATGTACATAGTGTAGTGCAACACACCAACACTAACCGCAAAGCCATAATGCAGAAAGCCCGTGATTTTTTGTTTGAAGCATACCCACTTACTTCTGAAGCGGTGGTTGGTGGCAACGTAGAAATAAAATATTACGCGTTAGACTCTGATGCTACAGCAAACCAAGAAGCTAGCCGTATGACTCTCCTACTTGCCCCCAAGTGGGACGCAAGTGTTACTTTAAGTGTGGAGTACCAATATCACCCACGTTCTATAGTAGATACTGATGGAGACGAAGAACAACCTTGGCTAGGTACAAACTACGATTCTGCGTTGTTAAACGCTACCCTAGTAGAAGCGGCAAGATTCATGAAAGCAGAACCAGACATTATACAAGGGTACGACCAACAGTTTATTATGAGTCTACAACCACTAGTGGATACTGTAACTACTAGGTTAAAGTCAGATTCGTTTAGGCCAACATCTGCCCCAGCACGGCCTTTGACTGTCCCTGCTCCAGCACAACCGCCACAAAGACAGGAGTAACCAATGGCTATAACACAAACAGTATGTACATCGTTTAAGAAAGAGCTACTAGAAGGCCTACATATCTTTGGTTCTAATTCTTTCAAGATTGCTTTGTACACGGATACCGCTAATTTGAACGCTGATACTACGGTATATACTACAGACAACGAAGTAGCTAGTGGCAATGGGTATTCAACTGCTGGTGAGACTTTAGTAACAGTAACCCCGTCTAGTGGCGATGGTGTAGGGTTTGTAACTTTTTCTAATGCTACGTGGGCAAGTAGTAGTTTTACTGCTCGTGGGGCGTTGATTTATAACGATACGCAAGGTGATAAGGCTGTAATGGTCTTAGACTTTGGGGACAATAAAACAAGTAACAACAGCACGTTTACGGTGGCTATGCCCGCTAGTACAGCGTCTACAGCCTTAATAAGGATTACATAATGAGCACATCATATACAGGCACACTCAAATTCGGTAAACCTGCTGCAGGTGATACAGGTTGGGGTAACACGTTAAACGGCGAAGTTACTGATATGGTAGAAGAAGCTATTGCAGGCATGTCTACCATTAATACTTGGAGTGCAGCTACTCCGGCGGTTCATACGCTTACAGAGGCAAATGGGTCTACTTCCGAATCTAGGGCTGCAATACTCAGGTTAACTGATACTACGGGCGACATAGCATCTGTAGCGAACCTCATAGTCCCTGACAACACTAAACTATACTGCATTATTAATGAGACAGGGCACACAGTAACTGTAAAAACTGCTA